TGTGCAACCCATAATTCCTTCGACACCCAATGTATCGAATTCAACAACATACTTTTTATCTATACACAAATAATGTGAGTGTTCTGTATCAATGCCATGTTGCATCACATTGTTCAAAATTGGTTGTAATGTGTTCAAATAATTATCAATCAAAGATGGACACAACGAATAGAACCTTGTGATATACAGATGGTCTGTAATGTTTCTCTTTCTATTCTCATCCATCCAAGATGGTATGGCAGTTTTGAAAACATATTTACCAAATAGGCCATCATACTTACTCAAATCAAAATCTTCTGTCAATACTGAACGAGCAGAATATTTGAAAATGCGTTTCACTTCAGTCAGCATCTTGGCCAGGTCAGGATTTCGTTTGAGTTCCATCATCACCTGAAACATCATTGCAATTTCAGATTCACTCTTTCTGCCTTTTGAAGCAAACTCTTTTACTGGTCCGCCTTCACCAAAGTATGCATTGATATTGACAAGTTTAGCAATCTCTTGTTTGTATTCTTCTTTGACCGGAAACGGAGAACCGTCTGCCAACATAATGATGGCATCAGGCACTTTTTGTCTTAGATTGATGAGTGTGTCGATTGTTTGGCGAAATCTGTCATCTGGACTGATAATGCCAATGCCAGTATTCAGAGCAGAACTTACAACAAACAGATTCTTATTTGGCAAGAGATTCATTATAAACTTTCCAATCTTGGGCTGTACCAACATCGTAGTAGTCAGTCACATGATTCTCAAAGAAAATGGCATCATTGAGTAACATATCTTGTATAATATGAGAAACAAAAACCTCTTTTTGTATATTATGAGAAACAATTTTCTCAAAGGTTTTCATATACTGTTGAATACAATCGAACTTGTAACCACCAACACAAAACTTATCTGAGATAACTTGTTTCTCTACAATGTCGGTGATGATGCCTTGTTCATTTGACACAATGAAACTTTTACCGCCAAGGTTGATGAGAACTTCGTGTTCAGCTACTTGTGTGACACAGACATAGTTACCATCTTTGGTTTCGTGACGGAAGAAACTGTCACAATCTTTGATGAGAAATGGGCCAGTTTGTTTGACTTTACCTTGGAGAATCTGATAGACCGTATCAGCAGGACCTTTTGTGACTTCTGGTAGAACAACAGTCAAAATTTTGTTGTTGAATTCTTTTTGAACTTCATTGAGTGCATCATACTTCTCAACATGTTCTAACAAAAGACCAACAGTAATTGTATAATCGAGATATGGTTCTAATGCTTTCTTTAGCATCATCTCGCCATTCTCATCACGCAGCAAATACTTTGGTTTCATATTTGGAAACCTAGTAGATAGTCCTGCGGCAGGTACGATTATTTCCATAATCTCTTTATCTCTTTCAAAATAAACTCTCTATCACCATCACCTGGTATAGTATGTAGATACACCCTCAATAACATCAGAATCAGTAAGTAATCATTCTCTGCACCAGCAAAACGAGGAAGAATTCTGTCTTGTAGATTCTGTAACTTTACATCTAGCATCAGATTTGAATTGCGTAGAAACCATTTGCATTCCAAATCTTGTCTCAACTTTGCAATGTCAAAGATATAAGAATCATATTCAATTGACACAGCATCAATCATACAAAACGAATTATTAGAATACAAAATGTTTTCTAATGTCAGGTCACCATGATAGTTAGATGATGGTAACTTTTTAGGCAATCTAGCAATCAATTCGTCTTTCGTAAACGGCAAATCTTTTGCATCATCTACGAACGATAGTTTACTATTATACACTTCTGTATAGTCTTTTACAACCGAATTCTTGGCAAACTTGTTGAGTGTGGATACAATAAACTCAGACAATAACTTTATATTGCCTGAAAGAAGGTATGCTTTCATATCTAGCCCATGAATATACTCCATGTCCAGAATGTCATCATATTTTTGGTAGATTGCAGGAACAGGATAACATTCTGAGTATAGGTTAGATAACCTCTCAAAATTTCTCTCTACATTTCCAATTTTCCTGACAAAGATGTTGTCATCTTCTTGCATCAGGTAAATTTTACTGCCGGAATGCCCTTTTAGTTCCTTTATTACTTTTTCTTCCATTCAGCAGTATCATCACGGATGAGTGAGTGCCATGTTCCGTTATACTCACCAGGTGGAAAAGGATTGTTCATATTCACATAAACAAGATTATCACCATGCAGACCAGTTTGGTGTAACTGCGCTCTCATCATATCTTCACCAATCATCTGAACACCTTGCTCATAGAAATGATTCATGTTCAAATAAATGGCCATTCTCTTATTCATTACATCTGACCCACCAAATGCAAATTGGTCATTGCCAAAGTCTCTCTCGGGCACCATACGACAATTTGGAATGTATAGTTTCTTATTGTCGAGCTCATCAAAAGGAATCACAACATTCAATGCATAATCGCTGCGAGACTTTACAACCCAATCATATACTTTATGAGTTGTAAATTCATTTGCAGTTTTCAATTCACAAGACTTATACATTGAGTAAAACATTGCCACAGTAAATCGTGGCGGATGTCTCTCTGCATTTGGTGTATTTGTATACTGCTGGTCAAAATCACCGACAAGTGGTTTCTCTACCATCATTGCAACAGGATTGTAGAGTTTGGCATATTCTTCTAGACCATCAGATTCCCATGCATGAATGAACACATCTACATCATGGTGGTCTAGAAGATTTCTCTTGTGATACTCATAACCTTTTGCAAAGCTACGAGGTTGACCAGAAAGGCAGAGTGCTACTTTAACCATCGTTCATTCTCCAGAGTCCACTTGACCATATCATTGATTCGTTCACGCAATGAAATCTTTGGCACCCAGCCAAGTTCTTTCATATATTCACCAGAGAGTGCGTAGCGTAAATCGTGTCCAGGTCTGGATGAATGAAAGTCAACCATTTCATATTTGAGTTCTTTGCCTTGTGCTTCAGCAATCAGTTTAGCAAGTTCTAAGTTATCAATCTCATCAGGACCAACGATGTTGAATTTAGGAATCTTGGCACCACCAAAATCACCAATTCGTTTGTAGTCATCTGATAGATTTAGAATGAACATCAGACCATCTGCGACATCTTTGGCGTGAACATAGTGGCGAGAACCTGCCTTAGTCTTTTCTTTGTTAGCGTGAATCGTCAGAGTAAGACCATCACGAGCATAACGAATTGCCTTTGGAATAAATTTCTCTGGATGTTGGCGTTCACCGAAGACATTCATTGTGTGAGTAACAATGATTGGCATATTGTAAGTGTTCTCATATGCAACACACATTTCTTCTGCTGCAGCTTTAGATGCTGAGTATGGATTCGTTGCATTGTAACGGTCACGCTCTTTGTAGTCAACACCCATTGGCGCAGGACCAAATACTTCATCTGTTGAGAAGTAAACAAACTTCTTTAGATTCTTTAGTGTTCGTGCATAGTTCAGTAGATTGACTGTACCAATAACATTGTCCTGAACAAACTCCATCGGGAATTCAATTGAACGGTCAACATGTGAACCTGCAGCAAGGTGAAGAATCAAATCAACATCACCAATCAAACCAACAGTCTGTGGGTTCAACTCAGCACGAAGGTCATGGAAAACAATCTCAACACGCTTCTTTTGTTCTGGTGTATACTTCTTCAGAATATCATCTAAACGATTTAGATTACCTGAGTAGTCGAGACGGTCAAGTGATACAACAGTCCAATCTGTCGTATCTAAAATAGTTTCAATCAAATGGTGTGCAATGAAACCTGCGCCACCTGTAACAAGAACTCGCTTATGCATATTTTTCCTCTAATAATTTACGCCACTCAGGTACTCTATCATACTGATGAACGATTGTAAATGGAATCCCGGTAGAAGTTGTTACTTCATTACCGACCAATTTTGGAGATGGTTCTAACAGATTTGGTCTGAATTGTTCAATCTTTGATGGGTCAGCAGTCGTACCAAGTTGTGCAGCCCAAGCATCTTCAGACTTCAAGTATACAGAACATTTTCTAAATGGTGCGGTAGAAATCATAAAGTTGAAGGTTGATTGGTCACAAATCTTAATTGGTCTACTGAGTGCAGCAGCAAAGATACTGATGAACAAATCTCTCATAGCATCACCATGACCACCAAGAACACCAACATTATAAATCTCATTGTTCTTCCAGTTGTCATAGATGTAGTTACCATAGGTTTCAAATAGATTTTGGTCACCCCATGGTTCATCTTTGTATTTCATACTCTCAGAAGCAAAGACATAATCTTTATCTTCGTTGAGAACTTTCTCCAAATACTCGACAGGATTTTTTTGAAAGACCACATCTTTTACATCGGTAGTAATGATGTATCGGTAATCTCTGGTCTTTAAGAAGTTATGCATGTGAAGAAATCTTTCGACATGCACAGGAATTGGAGAGTTATAGACAAGATTGCCTTCAGCATCTTGCATTGCGCCGACAATAGTAAAGCCGGCAAGAGATACTTTCTTGACCGTTTCTTTGTCGCAGTTGAGAAGAATCAGAACTTTGTCACCTTCAAAGCCTGATTGGTTGATTGAGTTAACCCAATATTTGAGTTTATCCCAGTCGTAGTTGGTACTTGTGCCAATAATCAAATCTTTCATTACAAACTCCAGTTGTTATTAATTACTTATGCTTCGTATAGACCTTAAATCGTTTGATTTTTTGACCTGGTGTTGCATTCTGATAATTTTGCCTAAGAGTGTCGGTACCCCAAGCACCTGCACCAGATTGCGGCAAAATATCTGGACTTGGAACTTTAGAATCTTTTTTCTTTTCCATTATCCCCTCGTCAACTTTAGAATCTTTTGCATTTGTGCTTCTAAGATTGGGCCACGATTTGGCCAATGAATGTATGGTTGACTAGATGTTTTATACAGATTTGTTAAGAACGGCATAACAATCTTTTCAACTTGCTCTAGTCTCGATTTATATTCTTCGACAGTTTCATCTTTCTCGGCAATAACTGCCTCATATTCGGCTTCATCGACTGCGGTAAAACCAAAGTCGTTTTCACCATACTCTGCCATAATTTTATTGATATCGTATGCCATTATTTGTCCCATGCTTTCTGAGCATTGAAGTTAGCTTGTGAGAATTCTAAACGGTCAACCAGTTTGACTGCATTGCCTTTTAATCTATCGACTGCAACAAAACCTTCTGGTGCAGTAATTCTAAATCCAGCATCTGTTCTAACGAATGTGCCGATAGAACGAATTGTTTCTAGTTTGCGAACAACCATCAATTTGGCTTCAACTAAAAGATTCTGCAAATCGAAAATGGTTTTCAATGACATAGCAGAGTTACGGAAGAATCTCATCACTTCTGTTTTCTCTGCAATTCTTTTCTTTCTAGTATCTTCTTTCTTGGCATCAGCAATGTCTTTGTTGAGTTTAGTTTCAACAAAACGAATCAATTCTAAAGTGTGAGTTCTTGTATCTTTAATCTTTTCACCTGCACGAACTTTAGCATTGTTATATGTTTTGATGTAAGTAAGAATCTTTTCACTAGCAGAGATTCGATTCATTGTCAGAGCAGGAATACTTTGAAATGTTCTGCCTGCGGTAGATAGAATGTTCGTAATTTGTTTTGTTTCGTCTTCTGTAAATGTAGCAGAACCAGAAGCATCAGTAAACGATGCATCACGGAACCAAACATCTTTCGTATGTTGTAAACGACCAATGTCAATATTGAAAGATGCCTTCATAGATTCCATAGTTTGACCGGTGTATGATGTATGAAACACCACACCAATCTGTGCAGCCATCATAGCCTGAGCAAGCTTAGAATCAACAGGCACAGCATATACAATGGTATTTGGTTGGAAGATAATATACTGCTCACCATCGATTGTCTCCTTTTTTAGGTCGCCTTTGGTGAACATCATATCGCCTTGTAAGATACCTTTGATGCCAAGTTTTGGCAGATATGCTAGA